AGACAGGCTGATGGTTTATCGCGACGTCAATGGCGTCCGCACCGTAGCAAGCGATCATCCGCTCTATTGGCTGCTGCACGACAGCCCCAATTTCGACCAGACCGCGGTCGATTTCTGGGAATATATCACCGCGGGCATCGAGCTTCAGGGCAATGGCTATGCGGAGATCAAGCGTCGCGATGACGGCACAGTCACCTCGCTCTTGCCGATCCGGCCGGACGCCGTTCGCGCCACCCGACTCGCAAGCGGATCGATACAGTATCGATGGACCGAGAACGGTAGGGAGATAGTCCGGCCGGATCGGCAGGTGCTGCATATCCGCGGCCCGCTGGGTGATGCGCTATCTGGCGTCTCGACCTTGACGGCCTGCCGCGGCGCCTTCGATTCCGCCGTGTCGGCCGAGAGTTCTTCCGACACGATCTTCGCCAACGGCATTCGGTCGACCGGCGTTTTTTCTACTGACCCATCGGTCGCGCTAACCAAGCCGCAGCGCCAGGAGCTGGATGACTTCATCCGCGAGCGGTACATGGGAGCGGTCAATCAGGGGCGGCCGCTCTTGCTCGATCGAGGCATGAAGTTTCAGGCCCTCGATATCTCTCCCAAGGACGCACAGATGATCGAAACGCGCGGTTTCGGCGTCGAGGAGATATGTCGGATCTTCGGCGTGCCGCCTCACATGGTCGGCCATTCCGAGAAGTCGACCAGCTGGGGCAGCGGCATCGAGCAGCAGACGCTCGGCTTCGTGAAGTTCAGCCTTCGGCGTCGCCTAAAGCGCATCGAGCAAGCGCTGGAAAAGCAACTGCTGACCCGCGGCGAGCACGCTGGCGGGCTGCGGATCGAGTTCAACCTTGAGGGCTTGCTACGCGGCGACAGCGCCGGCCGGGCGTCCTTTTACCAGACCATGACCCAGCTGGGCGCGATGACGATCAACGAAGTCCGCGCTCTGGAAAACCTGCCGCCGGTTCCGGGTGGCGACACGCCGAGAATGCAATCCCAGAATATTCCTATTTCTGGCCCTGGCAGTAATGGCGATTCACAATCCGAGGAATCCGCGCTATAAATTTCGGGCCGCAACGGTGCTGGTAACACCGCGCGGCCCTGACCGAAACGACGATTGGAGCGTCGAATGGCTAGTCGTTTGAATATGCGAACCTTCGGACTGGCACAATGCACTCAGTGCAGTGCAGAGTTCACGAAACGCAGCCCAAAGTCTGTATATTGCGGCGATACCTGCCGGGCGACTGCAAGGCGCAGGAACGCCAATAGACGCCTAGCTAAGAGCCGAGCAATTAGAGGGCCAAGGCTGCACCGGCGGTCGTGCCGCAGATGCTGCGGCAACTTCGCGACAACCGATCCGTACAACTACTATTGCAAGCCGTGCATCGCTGCTGCCGAAGAGTCGGGACGCAGCAAGTACCACTTTTTGAGTCGAAGTGCTGAGGTCATCCCGAACGAGCGGAAGTGCGGTGGGTGCGGCGAGGACTTCGCGCCAGAGTGGGTGACGCAAAGGTTCTGCGGCGCAGCTTGTAAGGCGAAGGCTAGACGATCAACGCCGGAAGGATTGCTGAACGCGCGAATGACCTGTGCGGTTCGTCGCGCTTTGGAAGGCGGGAAGGCCGGGCGCAAATGGACGAGTTTGGTTGGTTACACAGCCGATGAACTGCGGAACCATATTGAGCGCCAATTCCTCCCGGGAATGTCATGGAAATACGCGGACGCGTTCCATATCGATCACATCATCCCGCTTGCGTCATTCAACTTCGACAGCGCGGAACACCAGGAGTTTCGAGCGGCATGGGCACTGACCAATCTTCGTCCGCTCTGGGCAAATCAGAACATCAGCAAGGGCGCGAAACGAACGCACCTGATTTGATGCGGATCGTCTCGTTAGGAGAACCAAACAATGACTGAGGTAGAGACTTTCCTCCAGACACTTCTTCTATCTCTGAAGGCGTCTGATTCTAACGCCAATGCTGCTGACATCAAGTTCGCATCAGAGATGGTTGAGCATCATCGGATGGCAGTCAAAATGTCAAAGGCAATCCTCAGCAAGGGCAAGGACGAATGGATAGCCAAGTTGGCTAGGGGAATCATCTCGGCGCAGGAAAGAGAGATCGACGAGCTGAAGTATTGGCTGAAGAGCAACAAGCCGTCTGCCGGCAGCGGCGGCGGGATGAATATGTGAAATGCGAATGCAGTCGCAGAACGTCCCGATCACGCAAGCCGGGCAGGAGAATCCGTAATGCTCCACAAGGATTTCGGCCTCGAGATCAAAGCCGCCGACGAGACCGGCGTGATCGAGGGCTACGGCAGCACCTTCGGCGGCGAGCCCGACAGCTACGGCGATATCGTCATGCCCGGCGCCTATGTGGACTCGCTGGTCAAACATAAGCGCGCCGGCACGATGCCGCTTATGCTGTGGGGTCATAAGTCAGGCGAGCTTCCGATCGGCGACTGGCTTGATATGGCCGAGGACGGCAAGGGCTTGTGGGTCAAGGGCCAGATCGATCTCGACGATCCGGTCGGCCAGCGCGTCCACAAGGCGATCAAGCGCAAGTCGGTCCGTGGCCTGTCGATCGGTTACGAGACGATCGAGGCGAAGAGCGACCCGAAGCGGCCGGGCATCCGCCTGCTCGAGAAGCTCGACCTCTGGGAGGTTTCGCCGGTCAACTTCCCGGCGAACCGCCGCGCCACGGTAACCGGCGTGAAAAGCATTCTGCAGTCGGGCAATCTGCCCTCGCTGCCCGAGTTTGAGGAGTTCCTGCGCGAGGCAGGCTTCTCGAAAAGTCAGGCCACCGCGATCGCGGGCAAAGGCCTGACATCGTTGCTCCGGGGTGAGCCCGGCAACACGTCCGAAGCCGTCGACTATCTCGCGGCACTTGCGGAACTCCACCGCGCGTAACTCACCCCAAGACAGGGATTTTCACATGACCACCGAGACCAAGACGGCGGCCGAGCTGGCCGCCGAAACCAAAGCCGCGTTTGATCGCAAGCACGACGAGGTTAAGGCGATCGCCGAAAAGGCGCTCGCCGAGGCCGAGAAGGGCGTCCCCATGGCCCAGACTGCCAAGGATCTGGCCGATCAGGCGCTCACCGCGCTGACCGAGGCCAAGGGCCGCATGGATGACATGCAGCAGCAGATCGACCGCCGCGGCGATGATCGTGACGAGAGCCTGACCGCCGGCGAGCGTTTCGTCGAAGACGACGGCTTCAAGTCGTTTGCTGCGTCGACCCGTCCCCGCGGTCGGCATATCGTCGAGGTGAAGGACATCACTTCGCTCACCACGGACGCGGCCGGCTCGGTCGGCAGCCTGGTGCAGCCGCAGCGCGTGGGCGGCATCGAGCTGCCCCAGCGCCGCATGACCATCCGCGCGCTGCTCGCGCAGGGCAACACCAACTCCTCGTCGATCGAATATGACAAGGAGAAGCTCTTCACGAACAACGCTGCGCCGGTCGCCGAAGGCGCTCTGAAACCTCAGTCTGAGCTGCAGTACGAAGATGCGATTGCCCAGGTCCGTACGATCGCGCACTGGATGCGCGCCTCCGTGCAGATCCTCGCCGATGCGCCGGCTCTTCGGTCGATCATCGATCAGCGCCTGCGCTACGGCCTCGCCTTCCAGGAGGAGGTGCAGCTGCTCACCGGTTCGGGCTCCGGCCAAAACCTTGAGGGCCTGATCACCGCCGCGACCGCTTACGCGGCACCCGGCAGCCTCTCGGCTTCGACGCCCGTCGACGTGCTTCGCCTTATGATCCTGCAGGTCGCGTTGGCCGAATATCCGGCGAACGGCATCGTCCTGAATCCGATCGACATGGCGGCGATCGAAATGTCGAAGGACAGCGCCGGCGGCTATCTGATCGGCGACCCGCAGGGCACCATCAACAAGCGGCTTTGGGGCCTCCCCGTCGTCGAAACGCAGGCGGTCAGCGTCGATAAGGCGCTCGTCGGCGCGTTCAATCTGGCGGCGCAGATCTTCGACCGTCAGGACGCCACGGTCGAGGTTTCGACCGAGGATCAGGACAACTTCGTGAAGAACAAGGTGACCATCCGCGCAGAAGAGCGGCTGGCGCTTGCGATCTATCGCGAAGCCGCCCTCGTCTACGGCGATCTCGGCCGCGTTGCCTGATCGCTCTGGGGGCCGGGTAACGCCGGCCCCCGGCATCATGAGGGCTGTGAGCAGCTTTCTTGAAGCCGAAGGAGAATGAAATGGTCGAGGTTGAATTGATCCGTCCGCTCGACGGCAAGGCCGAGGGCGCTACCGCTGAATATCCCGAGAACGACGCCAAGCGGCTTGAAAAGCGGGGCCTGCTGAAGATCATCGGTCCCGCGAAGCAGGCGCCTGAGCCTGAGAACAAGATGGAGCCGGTGCCCGAAAACAAGGCATCGGACATCGTCGCACCGGGCAAGCGCGCCGCGCGCAAGCCCCCGGCCGCCTGACATGGGTGGCCAGATCACGCGCACTCGCGGCGCTGCGGCTTATCGCCGCGCAGCCCATGTCGGCGGCACTCGTAACACGGTCGCCCCGGCGATCACCGGGACGGCGCAGGTCGGCCAGACCCTAACGGTCACCAACGGCACCTGGTCGGGAGCCTCGGCGACATATGCCCGGCAGTGGAAGCGTGGCTCGGTCAACGTCGGCAACGGTGCAACGACCTATGTTCCGGTCATCGGCGACATCGGCTCCCCGATCACCTGCGAGGTCACCGCGATTAACGCGGCTGGCGGCTCCGCCAAGAAGACCAGCAACGCGACGGCCAACGTCATCGCGGCATAATTACGCCCCTCCAGGCGTGAACCGCGCGGGGCTGGCGTTTCCCTTCTTCCGCCGGTCTCGCGCACCCTTTCAAGGAGACATCCAATGCGCATCAAGGCCAAAATCGCCTATAACTATCACACCGGTACGCTGCCACGCGGCACCGTGATCGACGTCAGGAAAGACGAGGGCGAGACCCTGATCAAATCCGGCAAGTTCGTTGCCACCGACGAGGCCGTCACGAAGCCTGCGCAAGAGGTAGCCCCCGTTGCGACAGCGACGGCTGTCACCACCACGCCCCCCGCGAAAGCCTGATCGATGCGTGTTTTCGTCGTCGAGCCGCCCGAGCCGGTCGTCACCTTTGCGGAGGCGGTCATTCGCCTGAAGCTCTCTGGTGAAACCGACGAGCAGGCCGACGTCGAGAACATGATTTCCGCAGCGACCGCGATTATCGACGGCCCCGACGGCTGGCTGGCTCGATCGATCGGCATCCAGACGCTGGAAGCGAGGATCGATAGCTTTACCTGCGCCCGGTCGATCCTGTTGCCATATCCGCCTGTCGTTGCTGTAATCAGCGTAAAATATATTGATGCGGATGGGGTCGAACAGACGATCGCTCCGGCCGACTATGATCTGCTCGGGACAGAGGTTGTCCCCGCGCCCGGCAAGTCGTGGCCGTCGCCCCGATCGCAGCGCGAGGCGGTCCGCATCCTATATGATGCCGGTTATGAGGAAGTGCCGCCGAACGTGAAGTCGGCCATCCTCATCATGGCCGGGGATCAATACAAGAAGCGCAACACCGCCCCGGAATTGTCTATGGCCGCCGAGAACCTGCTCCGCACTTTGCGAGTATACCGGTGACTGACGGTATCGACGCGGGCGAGTTGGACCGCCGCATCAGCGTGCGCCGCTCGGCGCTCGTCGACGATGGTTTCTCGCGCAAGAAGGGCGCACCCGTCGAGTTCGTAAAGCGCTGGGCAAAGAAAACGGACGCCTCCGATGGCGAGCGCGCGAAGGCCGGCGCGACCGCCCAGCAACTGACGACGCGCTTTCTCGTCCGCTATGACGCGAAGACCGCGACGATCACCGGCAAGGATATAATCGTTTGTGAGGGCCTCGCCTACGAGGTCACCGGCACGAAGGAAGCGCGCGGCACGCGGGTCGGTATCGAGATCACTGCCATGGCGCAGCCGGACACCACGGCATGAAGCGCTTTACCCGCTCTCGAGTCGACGGCCTGAGCGACATCAATAAGGTTTTCGGCGAGCTTCCGAAGGGACTCGGCAAGGCGACGCTGGTCCGGTTCGCTAAGGCGCGCCTCCAGCCCATGAAAGAAACCGCAAAGGCCAACGCCCCCGAGGCCGAGGGCGACCTGAAAGAGAGCATGCACGTCGGCACGCAACAGGGCTCCCCCGGTCAGCGCCGCCGCCGTTTCGACGATAAGGCAGCGGTTGAGGTTTACATGGGGCCGACCGCCGACGGCTATCCCCAGGCCGTCCCGCAAGAGTTCGGGTCGATCAATAATCCGCCGGCCGGGTATATGCGCAAGGCTTGGGATCAGCACAATCAGGGCCTGCTGACCGACCTCGCCAGCGATCTGGGCCAGGCTGTCGACAAGACGGCACGGCGCTACGCCAAGCGGCAGGCCCGGAAAGGCTGATCATGGAAGAATGGCTACGCGCAAAGGCGCTCGCCACGTCCGCCATTTCGGCGATCGTGGCGGGCCGCATTGACTGGGAAACCCGGCCGCAAGGCGATAGCGGCGCGGCGATCGTGCTGCACCTGATCAGCGACATTCCAGCGGCGAAGATGTCGGGGCCTGCGACATGGCACGACGCCCGCGTCCAGGCCGATTGCTGGGCCGATAGCCCCGGTGCCGCCGTCCTGCTCCGCCGCGCCTTCGTTACCGCCTTCCTCGCGCTCCGCGACGAGGCTGACGGCAAGAAATACCGAACTTTCGTCATCGATGCCGATGGCAAAGCCGAACGCGATGCAGCCGGCATCGATCACCGCGCGCAGGTGGATTTGCGCATTTCCTACCAGTCCTAAGAGGAGGCCGACATGGCTGCTACTGCTGACGACACCGATATCGGTCACCTGACCAAGTTCAAGAAGAAGACCGGAGAGTCGACCTTCACCACGCTCGCCGAGGTCGTTGAGTTTGACCCGCCTGAGACGACCCGCGATGCGGTCGAGTTCACGCACATGAGCTCGGTCGACCGCTGGCGCGAATATAAGCCGGGCCTTCGGGAACCGGGCGAAGCGACGCTCACCTATAACCTGATCCCCGGCGAGGCCGACGACGACACTGTCGCGGAGAGCTTCGACACCGATGTCGTCGAGGAATGGGTGATCGAGTATCCCAACGGCGCAACCGTCGCGCTCAAGGGCTTCTTCACTTCGCACAAGCATGCGACGCCGATCGACGACCGCATGACCGGTGCCGCGACCTTCAAGGTCTCGGGCAAGCCCGTCGTGACCCCCGCAGTATAATGAGCGCCAACCCGCTCAAGGGCGAGGTCGCCCTTCCGCCTATGGACGTCGCCGGCTTCGAGGCCGGCGGCGTCATGTTGCTCGACTTTAATGCCCTGTGCTCGCTGGAAGGCGAGCTTCAGGAGAAGGTCGAGCAGATCGGCGCGGCGGTACTCGAAAGTCCGTCGATGATGCGCTCGGTAATGCGCGTGGCGCTGGAAGATCGGCACGGCGTGGTCGAGGATCGGCTTGTCGGAAAGATCATCCAGACGCTCGGCATGGACGTTGCGGCCGAAAAGATCCTTGAAGCCTTCACGCTCTCCTTCCCGGAGGCCGCCAAGACCGGCAACGCGGACCCTCGGACGGGAGCGGTGGCACCGGCTGGGACTGGTGGCACTGCTTCGAAATCTGGTGCGAGATCGGTCAAGACCCCGAAGCGTTCTGGCGTCAAACGCCGCGCCTCTTCTCGCGTATAGTCGCGGCCCGAGCCGTCGCGGCGAATAATCACCGCGATCTGCTTATGTCGACCGCCTGGCACTCTGCGGCGTTCCAGCGGTCTAAAAAGATGCCTGAGCTTGCCAAGGTGCTGACCAAGAAAATTCCGGTCCCCAAGCGGGGCAAGGGCAAGCCTTGGGAAAAGCAATTCGCGGCATGGTCGAAGTTCGCGGCGAGGAAGTAGCCGATCACCTAGCGCTGACAGACTTCTTTGCATAGGCAACCGCATCTGCTAACCGATCATATTTATACTTACCAAATCTGTATTTTTCTTCCTCAATTACTATGCCGTAGCGACTCATCAACTCTGTATCATCGCTAGGCTCCAACTCTCTCGCTGGTGATATCGGCGTCGTCGACGAGATTGGTGCTAGGGTGTGGGCGCTCGGCTTCAGTTGGTCGATCAACTCTCCCGCTGCGTGGAAAATGACGCCAGCCAAGAACAGCAGCGCTCCCCCGAATGTTATGAAGAACTGCTGCTGCATTAAGCTGAGGTTTGCCACCCGCTCCCCGCCGTAAACGGTCACGCTCGGATCGAAGATAAGCACGCCGAAGCAAAAGAGTGCCGCCCCAACGATCCACATCAACATTCCTGCCGTCTTCATCCTCACCCCTCCTGCAATGTCTCGGAGATAGCTATGGCATCGTCGATCATCGGGCAATTGCGGATCATTCTCGGTATAGACACAGCCCAGTTCGATAAGGGTCTCGACGATTCCCAGAAGTCGATGCTCAAGGCAGGCCGGAACTATGAGCGCATGGGGGCTCGGATCGAAGGGATCGGCAAGAGCCTTTCCGTCGGCCTGACGCTCCCATTGCTCGCGATCGGCGGCACGGCGCTCAAGATGGCGTCGACCTTCGAGAGCGCCATGAACCGGGTCGAGGCAGCGACCGGCGCGACGGGTGCGGAGCTAAAGGCGCTGCGGGATCAGGCGCGGGCATTCGGTGCTGACAAAAGCGTCACCGCGACTGCGGCACAAGCGGCCTCCGTCATGGAGGCGCTGGCGAAGAATGGCCTTAACACTGCCCAGATACTCGGTGGCGCGACAGAGGCGACCCTAAAGCTGGCCGCTGCGAACGCGGCAGAGTTCGCTCCCTCGGCCGACCTCGCGACCGATGTAATGCAGCAGTTCGGCAAGCGGGCGTCCGACCCCGTTGAGGTCGGA